TTATCGGATCGTTACGTTCGGAAAGTGTGCCAGTTCCTCGATCTTGCGCTGATTGATCTGCGTGACCGTGTCCATCGGCTGCATGACCACGCGGACGTTTTGACCGGTCAGTTTTTGCACGGCCAGACGGAATTTTTCCGCGATCTCCGGCTTGTTGAACATCGGGTAAACCATTTGCTGGCTGAAATGCAGCGTCAGCGTGCCGTCGCGCAGTTCGCCGGTCGCCTGCAGCGGGTCGAGCAGAAAATAGTAGATGCCGACCGGGAGCTCCTGCTCCATATACGCGCACAGCGCCTGCCAGTCGAACGCGCCGGTGGGCGCGGGGGTGGACTCCGGCTCTGGAGCGGGTTCGGGGATCGGCTCCGGTTCCGGGATGGGGGGCGCGGCCGGCACGGGCGCGGGCGCTGCCTTCGACGCCGGGCGTGGGGCCGGTTTCGGTGCGGGCGGCGTTTCCCAGGGCGGCCGCTCCTCGGGGGGAGCAACCGGCTCCGGGGGCGGCTCCCACGGGGGAACATCATCGTATACCGGCTTTGGCTCCGGCTTCGCCTTTGGCGCAGAGGCCGGCGGTGCGGGCGGCTCCCAAGGGGGGACATCGTCGTGCACTGGCTTCGGTTCGCGCTTTGCCTTCGGCGCGGAGACCGGCGGCGTGGGCTGCTCCCACGGTGGAACATCATCGTATACCGGCTTCGGCTCCGGCTTCGCCTTTGGCGCAGAGGCCGGCGGTGCGGGCGGCTCCCACGGGGGAACATCGTTGTGAACCGGTTTCGGCTCGGGCTTTGCCTTTGGCGAAGAGACCGGCGGTGCGGGCGGCTCCCACGGGGGAACATCATCAAACACCGGTTTTGGTTCCGGTTTGGGTTGTGCTTTTTGCGCCTGGCGGGGCTTCAGCTCGGGCTCCTGCCGCAGGGCAGCAGCCGGCTTTGCCGGAGCGGACGCCGCCGTGGCCGGGATGTCCCCCCTGCGCACGGCCTGTTCGAGCTTGTCCACACGCGCGCACAGCGTCGGCACATCGTCGCACAGCTCCGGCCGACAGAGCCGGATCAGGCAAAGCTCCGCCGCGATGCGCGGGTTGGGCTGCGCCGCCATGGCGGTGAGCGCGTCCTGAATGCTCTGCAGGTTTGCCAGCAGCTGCGCCGGCGTGAAAGCGCCGGAGAGGGCCTGCAGCGTTTCGCTGTCGTATCCGCCGGAGAGCAGCTCACGCCCGCCGCGCGGGGCGACGGCCTGCATGAGCAGGTCGCGCTGGAGCATGCTCAGCTCGTCGAGCAGGGCGGCGGGGTCTTTCCCGTCCTGCCAGAGGCTGCGGAATTGTTCCAGTGTTTTTGCGGTGTCGCCATCGGCGATGCTCTGCAGCAGCTGCGCCGTGCGCAGGTTGCCGGCAAGGCCAATGGCGGAGATGACCGTTTCGGTCGTGATGACATCGCTGCCGGAGCACTGGTCGAGCAGCGTCAGCGCGTCGCGCATACCGCCGTCCGCCATGCGGGCGAGCAGCGCGGCCGCGTCCGGCTGCAGGTTCAGGTGTTCCTGCTGTGCCACATAGTTCAGGCGCGCGGCGATCGTATCGACCGGGATGCGCTTGAAGCTGTGCCGCTGGCAGCGGGAGAGGATCGTCGCCGGGACTTTGTGCAGTTCCGTCGTCGCAAGGATGAACATGAGGTGCGCCGGCGGTTCCTCGAGGATTTTCAGCAGGGCGTTGAATGCCGAGGTGCTGAGCATGTGCACCTCGTCGATGATATACACGCGCTTGCGCACATTAGCGGGGGAGAACACTGCCTCGTCGCGCAGGGCGCGCACGTTGTCCACGCCGTTGTTGGACGCGGCGTCGAGCTCGACCACGTCGAGGATCGACCCGTCGTCGATGCCGCGGCAGGCGGCGCACTGATTGCACGGATTGCCGTTGACCGGGTGCTCGCAGTTGACCGCCTTGGCCAGGATCTTGGCGCAGGTAGTCTTGCCGGTGCCGCGCGTGCCGATGAACAGGTAGGCATGGGACAGCCGTCCGGTCTCGACCTGCTTTTTCAGCGTCTCGGTAATATGCTCCTGACCGACGACGTCGTCAAACGTCTTCGGCCGGTATTTGCGGTAGAGAGCCTGATACATTGCGCGCTTCACCTCCGGGAGCGGAAAACATGAAAAAACGTGACCATTGACAAGACTGCACACCCACCTTTGAATAGACGACATGCCCGTTACCACAGCAGCCAGCTCGGGCCCGGCGTCCCCACGGCACACGGAGTGACCTGCTTAATGCTGCTCGGTTCCCCGCCTGACATGGTTCACAGGGCTCCGTTGCGCGGGACCGAACCTTCAACGCCGCTTACTGCGGGCAGACGACACATCGGCCTATCCGGGGGCGGGAATTCATCCCTGCTATAGCGGATTGCAGGTACAGGACACCGCTGGCTCCCCGACTAGTGCAGCCTTGTCAATGGCCACGTAAGCGTATTCTACTACAAAAGCGGCGATTGCGCAAGTGGGGGATGCAATTTTCTTGCGCGGGACTTTTTGCACAAAAAATCGCGGGAACAGAAAAAATGGGCTTTACAAATGCGAAAAATGTGCTATAATAAACAAGCCTTGTGGGGGCGTAGCTCAGCTGGGAGAGCGTTCGGTTCGCATCCGAGAGGTCAAGGGTTCGAATCCCTCCGTCTCCACCAAAACACACAGGTACGAACTCTTTTGGTTTAAGAACGTGTTCGGCCTGACAAGAAAGCTGCCGCAGAGGTAATTGGCCTCTGCGGCAGCTTTCTTATTCGCCGGTGTAGCCCTCACACCGCGCGTTGCTCATAAGTAGCCGTGATTTCTCTTTTTCGCTTCAATGTTTGACAGCACATCCCGGATTTCAAAGGCACCTATCGCACAGTTCCAGTGATCGCACCCAAACGAGCGGAAGATGCAGTTTTGGCACCCGTCCTGCTGCTTGCAGTAGTCCACAATGGTTTTCGCAGCTTCGACGACCTTCTTGTTGCTTATCATACGGCGTGCCTCCTTTTACTTTGCATCCGGAATACGGTCAAGAAACGCGGCGGCAGTGTCTATGTCCCAGCCCAACGCCACCAAAGCGCTGTGAACGTCACCGGCGTATTTAACTCTCTTGACGAGAGTGATTTTCCTGTCCGGCAGCCGCCGAGCCTCGAAACGCCATTTCTTCGCGTCGTCACCGATCTTCTGGTGTAGCCTCGCTTCGGCCAGAAACGGTGTGTCCTCGCAGATGTCAAACTGCCAGACTGCCTTCTCTCTGTTCCAGATGCCGTATTTTGCGCCGCGCTTTCCACGGTAGAATTCTTCACGTTTCATACTCCGGCTTCCTTGTAGTTGTCCTTGATGTACTGATTCCTCCGGCAGCAGGAACACTTCTGGTGTCGCGTATTCAACCAGACGCAGCCGGTACAGTCGAGATCAGCAGCGGGAACGTTCTCAAAAACGGAGATCACAGCCTTGCACAGCTCCTGCATCTTGAAAACGCGGTTGATCTGCCTCTGTCCGTCAGCTGCCGCCATTGCAAGATTCCACTCGTTATATGCGTGTTCGGCGGCTTTAACTGCCGCCTGTCGTTCGATAAGTTCAGCCATTGTCAGCCTCCTGTTCTCCGTCTGCGAACGGGTACACGTCCACCTGATCGCCGGGGGCCACGACAACGATGTCATGCTCAGCGGGAATGCCGAACAGCCCGTAGGCCGCCCAGTTACAGCCGCTGCTGTCACCCTTCTTCGGCGTGCCCTTGCCGGTGTACCGGCCCAGACACTCCTGATAGGCACAGCTCGGAGATTTTGCCCCGGCGTCCTTGAAGTCCTGCACGGACGCGACGTGACCGCACATAGGGCAGCGGAAGCGCCACTTGAGCATATCAGGACCAAATCGGCGCGTCGCCTCCGCCTTCCATTCCTCAACGCTGTTGTATTTCATTCTTGTTTTCCTCCTTCGTGTAGCTCTGTCTCCCAGCGGGTTTTCCAGTTGCCGGGCTTGTACAGCTCGCAGCGCTCCATATCCGGCCTGCGAACTTTGGATGTTTGGGTCTTACTCCGGACCACCATGCAGCAGTAGCCGTTCCCGTCTTTCTTATAGCGATCAAGCCATTTACAGCCGTGACAGTTCATTCAATCTCCCTTCCCGTCATAACCGTACAGTCGTCCGACCGCAATAACCTCTTTCGCCAGCGCCAGCAGCGCGCCTTCCGGCGCGGAGGGCAGCTTCGCCCTGCTTGCCGTCGATGCCAGCATAATCAACTCGGATTTGAGGGACGCGGCGGCCTGCCGGGTGTCGGCTTTTTGAACGTCACGGTCAAGGGCGTCTGCCAGAGCCTCGTATTTGTGATAGGCATTGTCATACCGCGTCATGCCGGTGCTCTGGTAGGCGTCGTATGCCTCCTGCGCCTTGCGTCGGAAATCCACAGCGCAGGCCGCGACGATTTCCCGGTCGGTCATATTTTCAACTCGCATTAGATTTTCACCTCCTCGCCGTTCCGAAATGCCGCGACTGTGTGCCAGCCGTCAAGCACCCTCTCACGGTAAACCTTCGGGTGCGAACAGATGACGGCGTGCTGGTGCGGCTTATCCATTACCCGGATCAGAATACCCGGCGCGACTTCGCTGTTTTCCAACGCCCGTTGCCGGGCTTCAATTACGCTCTTTTTCATGGTGTGATGCCTCCTTCGGTGTCAGTGCATCGAGGCTTCCGCTCATATAGAGGACCATTGCCCCGATTACGATGTTATTTGTGATTACGTCCAGCTCATGAAAGTCGATGTCCTCCCGCTTATCGCGCCGCTGTCCAGCTGTTTTCTGCGTCAGCAGGTGTCGAAGCTGCTCGCAGTGGTCCTTTAGAGAAGAAATGTCTGCTGGGTGAAGCTGATAACCGCCCATACGCACGAACGCCCACATGGCGTCAAGCGCGTCGTATTTGACCTTTTTGTCATCCATTATCCCGCCTCCTTGAAAAGCCTGTCCATGCTCCTGAAGATACGCCGAAGCTGCCACACGGACGAAAAGTAGCCGGGCGTGTACCAGTAGGCCGTAGGGTCGTCTCCGTCGTGCATGGGGTCGGTCAAGGTGTTGCCGATCTTGATGTAACCCGCGCAGCCCAGCAGCGAGAGCTGAATATAGCACATCATCCCCGTTGTGAAGTCGAGGTCCTGCGCCGTCACAAGGACGTGATTCTGCCAGCGCAGCGGGCTTTTTGCCTCAAACAGCTGCTTTTCGATCTGATTCACCGCCGCGATCAGTGTAGCCCCCGCTCCGCACGCGCAGTCATTCAGCGTGACGAAGCCGTCGCGGTTGATCTGCTCCACGACGTCGCCAGTGGTAATCTCCGCCATGCAGCGGCAAATGTCATAGGGCGTGAAGAACTGGCCGATCCAGTGATTGCCGAGTTCCAATTCCATGTACGCGCTGCCCAGAAAATCCTGCTCACTGTCGGCGTCAAAGGCGTTGACCACATCCTCTACCAGTTCGGGGAATACCATGCGCTCTGTCTTCTCGTACTTCTCGATGATCCGCTTATACATTGCCTCGCGCTCCGTGCGGTATCGACTATCTACAGCGTTGGAAAGCGCAATAGCGAACATGGTGATGAAGTCGCTCCACACCTGCCACAGCGGGAAACGACGGGACAGGCTGCGAAACCGCTTCACAAAGTCCGCGCGCTTCTGATCTGCAATCCTCACAATGTTCCCTCCCGTGTGTAACTCTTGCACCGTTCGTCCGGCACCCAGTCGCGCCAGTGCTGTTCCAGCCACTTCTGCGCGGCTGCCAGACTGCGGCACGTCTTGACGGCCACAACCTCGATGTCGCCGTACTGCGCCTCAAGGCAGGTTTCCACGGTGAAGGAAAACTCCGCTGTGCGGGTGATCCACCAGCGTTGACCGCCGAGGGTCGTTGCCAGACAAGTTGCTTCTCCGTGTGTCTCGCGGATGATCTCATAGGTTGCCATACATAACACCTCCTATTCTTCGGTCGTCAGTCGGATGAAGGGACCGGCATAATCGCAAATGGCGGTAGGGTGCAGACCGTCTTCGATGTGAGCACGCTCAAGGTTACGCAGCGTGATACTCTGGGGCAGAGCCGACAGGACCTCATACGCCCAGACCCAATTCCAGCAGTCCAGACGGTCTTTTCGAGCATCCAGCGTAGCAGCCACGCAGACCGCAACAACCGCCCTGCCGTGTTTGGACAGACAGGCGTTAAAATTCTCGCGGGCCTTCGGTGTCGAGAGGTCCGTCCTTGCTGCGTCAATCCGACGCAGCAAGGCGAATTTTGCCTCCCGGCTCTCATTACCGGCCAGTGCTTTGACCTCTTTGAACAGTGTTCGATCCAGTTTCATTGCTTACCTCCGTTCTGCTTCAGCGCCGCGTCGAAGTGCTTGATGCGGTTATGGTCCTCATACCACTTTCGGTCTTCGTCGCTCAGCTTCGTTGTGGGCCGGAAAGCGTTCTTGCCGGTCGCCTTGAAATACCAGTCCTTGCAAAGCGCGCAGGCGGCTTTTGCCGTGGGAGCCTCGATAACGACGTCGGCCAGATACTCTGTCCGGTTTGCCTTGATGAAGAAATAGACCACATACGTTTTCATGTTTTACCTCCTTACCACTCCTGAGCCTCGAAGTCTTCCAGCGCATTGCGGGCACGAAAAGAAATTGCCATGCGCTCGTCGGCGGCTTCCTTCTGACGCTTGCAGAGTTCAGCATTCGGATCGCCACCGTCCTCATACTCATGCTGAAGGTGACGAGCCGCCTTGTAAACCTCGTCTGCGCGTGTAACTTCCGCGCGCAGCAGTTCATGGATGAATTCCAAAGTATTGATGTTCATGTTTTTACCTCCGTTGCCCTGCCATCTTCAGTGCCGGTGGGGCGGTTCCGGCAGACGCCCGTCCGGGCGTTTCGGCTTATTGAAATTCGTTTTCCGTTGTTGACAGCACGATTTCTCCGGTTTCGAGGTCCATAGCGCGGTACAGGTAGTGATAGCTGTGCCGGTGTCGTGCCATCAAAGACCGCACGGTTTCCCAGTAGCCGTCGCTCTTTCTGCTATCAACCACGGTTTCAATCTCGCCGTCAATCAGAATGGCCTGAACCAGATACCCCACTCTCGTCATCCTCCTCTCAAACATCCACGCTGACACGGTGGTACGCCCAGAAACGACCGCCACGAACGAAAACCTTGTACCAGCTCGTAAACGCCTGCCCCGTGCAGTCGTAGGCAGACGGGTAATAGTGCCGGTATTCGTAGTCCTCGAAGTAGCTGACGGCCTCGTCCATCGTCTCGATGTATTCAGGCAGCGGCAGCAGCTCCGTATAGCCGTCGATGCCGTCATCCTGAACGATGCGGCGCTCGGAGACGGGACGGTGGAAGAACGCGCGCATTTCGCGCTTGAGGTCGGCGGCCTTCTGGCTCCTGCCGCTCTCATAAGCGATCTCAAGGATTTCGTAGGCGACCTTCAGGTCGGTGTAGCTGTTGATCTTAAACATTTTCGTTACCTCCATTCATTCTTCAACGGAAAAGCAGGTGTGGCAGATTTCGCCGAGGCAATACAGGATGCCTTCAAGCTCAAGGATTTCGTAGGTTTCGGGGTCGCTGTACTGCATGATGGCCTGCGCCATGTTGCAGAGAATCGTCGAGGTGATGTTCCGCAGCTTACCTTTAGCGTCATACGGCATTTTCAGCAGCTTGTTGTAGGCTTTGCAGTCACCCCGCGTAAACCACCCGTGCTTGATGCACAGCCCCCGCAGATCGTCCATGTCCATCCAGCGCGTTTCTTTGACCTTCATGTTCTTGTCCTCCTGTTGAGTTCAAATAATTGCTCCGTATGCTATTAGTATAGTGCAAACATTTGAACTTGTCAAGAGGCGGGGAGCAAATATTTGAATTTATTTTTTTCTGCCGTCAAAGAAAGCAAAAAAAATAAGGCCCCCGGATGCTTTTGTAACATCCGAGGGCCTTTTTCCCTATACGCGTGTGCATATGGCGCGCAAAGGCGCTATGACGTATATGTACGCCTTGCGCCCTTTATTTCAACAGGTATATTAGAAAATTATGTTACAATGTTACAAATGCTGAAAAGCGCCCGATTTCAAGGCTTTCAGCCGTAACATTTGCGTGTAACATCAGCGTTACAGTGTTACAGACTTTTGTAACATTTCCAGCCGGTGTAACACCGCTTTTCAGCAGAATGTTACACCGGCGCAGCGAGTTATTTCATCCGCGCAATGAGGGCTTCGCCCGCGCCGCGAATGATGGCGGAAATGTCAACACCGGCAGCGTTGAGCAGGTTTTTAGAGGTGTCAGACATCTTAGCCATAGCGCCGTCAATAAGCAGCTTGCCCAACTCAGTAATTTCGTCTTTGGTCAGCTTGCCGTCCGTGTGGGCTTTCTTCATGCCCTCTACGGTGGTCTGCTGAAGCTCAAGGACGGTCTGCTGGGCGGCGTGAATGACCTCGTTGGTGGCCGTAGAGATGTTCTTCAGCTCCTCGCGCTTGGCGAGCTTGGTAGACAGCCACGCGCCCAGAACGCCGATCAGGGTAATGAGCAGGGTTGCCGCGATCTGCACAAGGTTTTCGATGATAACGTTAGTCATGGTGATATTCTCCTTTTCGATATGTATTTACACCTTTTTGGTGTAATCCAGACTGATCCAGCCTGCGCCGGATTTGAGCTTGCCCCATTTGGTCGCGCCGGTGCCCGTGCTCTCCGCGACGATGGTATA